TGAGACCCTGCGATACCGACGTAGTGGGCGTTGCTAGACTCGCAATACAAACGTATCTCCGACTGGTCCGTACCGTCGTTCTTGACATCTAAGAGCTGTCCGTCGTAAGTGAGGTTGGCCTCAGCTACCACCGCGCTAGTACCGTTTCCAGTCAAAACAGAGTTGGCCGCGAGGGTCGTAGCCCCAGTACCGCCGTCAGCTACCCCGAGCGTACCCGTGATAGAAGACGCCCCCAAGTCGACAGCAATCTCGGTAGACTCTATAACGAGTCCCCCGTTGGCTTTCAGGTCGGCGCTGAACTCCGTAGACGTAAGGTCGAGGCCGTCCCCAGCAGTAAAAGACCCACCGCCACCAGGGATAGTAACGGTAACCTGATCCGAAACAGGCTCGGTAACCGTAACCCCATCCCCAGTAAACGTAAACTGAGATACAGAAGAGGTAAGGGTGGTGCTCTCATCAATAACAGTGATGAACTGACCGCCACCGCCACCGCCGCCACCACCAGTGATAGTGACCGTAACGTTGTCCCCCGAAGCCGAAGCTGTAACGCCTGTACCGACAAAGTCGATAGACGAAGCCGAAGAGGTGATATCTCCACCGTCGTCTTTGATTACGATATTGCTTCCCCCAGCCTCTCCCTTCGGACCAGTAGAGGTTACGACAATCGTATTGGTAGTATTGTTAGTGGAAATAGCCATGCTTTATGTACTTGCCAATGGTTCTGATACGTCTTCGATAACCTTGAAGGCACCACGTAAAATTGTTTTCTCTTCGTTAGTTGAACTGTTCAAGCGCTGCAGGTCGTAGACGTAGCGCCCCGCGTTCACTAGCCTCATAGTAGCCGCCGTAGCCCTAACTGTAAGTTGGTTGTTTACCCCCGCTGTATTGCTCGAGGCTCCACCGATATCAAACGTAAAGCCACCAGAGTTAGATGACAGCACCACCCCAACATCACCATCGCTGTTAGGGCTATCGCGGACCTCCATTATAAAAGTGTCCCCATCCAAACTGTCTTCGTTGCCTGCGGCCTCGGCCCCAGTATAGAAAGTCAGAGTGACATCGAAGCTATCGCCGCGACGGGTGGTGATAGCGAGCTTTTCGCTAGTGTCTAAGTTGAGTCTCTTGCTCATCCTTGTAGTAGTTGTGAAATATCAAATCCAGCCCCCACTTGCTCCTCTAAAGTTCCTCTCTCCCCTTTGCGCTGCGCTATGAGCTTGCTCTGCTCTATAGCTTGCTTCTTGACGCGCTCGTCTTTCCTATCGTCCTTTTGCTTCTCTATCTGCGAACGGGCCATCTGATCCGCCCCCTTCTCGGCACTGCGATTCATAATCCGCAACTGCTCAATCTCTTTCTGCATCTCGTGCTTCACCTTCGCGATAGCAATCTCTGCTTCGGTTTCGAGTTGAATCTTCTGTGCGTCGAGCTGCGCCGTCATCTGCATCTCTTGCTGCTTGGCTTGCGAAGCCACCATAGCCGCTTGCTGCGCCTGCTGAGATTGCATCTGCGAATTCTGCATAGCAATCTCTTGCTGCTTCTTCATGCGCTTCTTGCGCCGTACCATAAGAAGTTGCTCGGCTTGGTTTACGTCTTTCATAGCACGCACCGCCATAGCGTCTTCTAGGTCTAGCTCTTTCTGTGACAAAGCGATTTGGATGTTCTGCTCCAAATACACCCTATCCTTATCCTCCATCTCTCGCTGCACTTGCACCCCGAAGTTGTACATCGGAAGGTCGCTGAACGAAGACAACACCCCCATGTTCGTTTCTCCGATAGCGTTCTCATACGCCTTGAAGATGACTGACTCTGGGGGGAGAATCTGCAGGCACTTGACCACATCCTCACACACCTTCTTGTACAGCACCATGGCTGCATTGGTGACGTCGTAAGTAGCGTTGTTGCTCGCTGCGATGGCTTGCTCCCGAACACCCACTAGGGCGTCGCTCTTCGGTGTAGAAGCATCGACCGCTTCGTTAATCCCAGTGGTATCGCGGATCATACGCAAGTAGTGGTTGTACAGCGCAATCAACTCATTGATGTTGCGGATGCTGTTCCCAATCTCTCGTACTGGCGGATTCTGGAATCCCCCCTCTGGGTTCTTACTGCGATAGTAGAACACCCCCGTCTGCTCGTAGATATCGTGGAGCTCCAAAGGCTGCAACTCCCCACCCTTCCCGAGCTGTACGTTCTCCAACCCTTCGATATCGATTACCAACCCATCTGGCTTGGCTTTAGCGATAGCTTGCTGGAGCTTCAAGTGGGTGAGCTGTAGCATATCGGCAAAGCCGACGCAGCTATCCACCATAGACTTAGGCAGTTGGTCGTTGAGGTTGACCGCTACAGCAGAGAAAGAAAGCTTGGCACGAGAGATATCGTGGATGTTTTTAGGTACGTTCGCGGTCCTACCGTAGTTCAAGATGTGGTCGGTACCGAGGATGTACATACCTGAGTACACCGTCTCCACCTCCATTTTATGTGGGGTGCGCTCGTATACACTACCTGTACGCTCCTTGTACTTCATCCCCTCGAAGAAGAACCCCGTATTGCCGTGGCGGTTTTGCTTTTCTTCGAAGTGCATGCAGTCTACAGACTTGAACTCAAAGTCCAAGACCTCCACTGTATACCCCCCGTACTGACTCTTGTCAATTTTAGAAGGGTAGTAGGGGGCTTTCATAGACCTGTTGGAAGAAGCTCGCTTGGCGTTCTTCGTAATCTTCTGCAAGTCTTGTTCTGTAAGCTGGTCCCCCGCCAAGCGCTTCAGCTCTTGCAAAGGTATCTCTCGGACGCAACCCGCGTATACTATGTCGTCGAGGTTGGGGTCGTCAGTGTAGCTGTGTACGAAGTTGACTGGGTCTACATACTCCACCCGAATCCCGTAGTTGCTGTCGTTTGTGCGCTTGACTACGCTCATACCCAAGGCTGCGAGGTCGTTTACGCAGCGACGGAAAGTATTGTCTTCGAAATTATTCCAAGACAAAGTCATGTCCGTGGCTACCTGGGCTGCAATCTCTGCATCAGTCTTGATGTTGGTATCCATCAAGATTTCTGCCTCCTCGATAGTTTCTGGGAGGGTGTCGGGGTCCTCCCCCACCAATACCTCTCCTGTTAGTTCCTTCAGCTTCTGTAGCTGTGGGCGCAACTTAATCTGGTTTTTAATCCTGTTCTTCTCTCGGTTCTTCTCCGAAGAGGAGAGCGGATCTACCGCCTCAAGGTTGGGGTATGGGTTGCGAGAGAGAATCTTATTGACTACGACACGAACGAACTTAGGTAGGATAGGGACAGACGTGAAATCTAAGTTCATCAGACTCCCGTCCCCATTGTTTGGGTCTAGAGCATTTAAGAGCTGCTTGTATATGCTCGTATCTTGCGTTCCGTTAGCGTAGTCCCTATTGCGAGCAAAAATATTCTTCCTACCCCCGTAAGTTGAAGATGTGCTGTCCGTGCTCCCCCACTGGCCCTCTATGGCCTTGGCGTACCTCAACCCATACTCCTTGGAGATTTTCTCCTCGTATGGGGCCAAGGGATCGGGGAAACCACCTGACTGGTCACTCTTATTGTTATACATGTGGGGTCAAGTAATTATTACCCACAAATATAATAAATCAACCCCTCACCTTATACCGCCTGAAGAAGCGCTTCTCATTGAAGTTCGACTCTTTCTTTTTCACCTTCACTTTCTGTGCCGCTAGCAAAGCCAAACCAGAGCTGATGGTCAAGTCAAACTTGGTTCTGTTGCTGATGTCATATCCAATCCAATCCTCTAGGGTGCGGTTGAAATACATACTCCCCACCTCCCCAGTCTCCCTGTTGATGCCTACGTGATCGTGGACGTAAGCCTCTATAGCTTGGGCGTGAGATTGGATTACATCGACAGAGTTAGATGGTATCCCTTTGGTCTTCACGTTGACCTTCGCGCTGGTGCTCATCAGGTGCTTCGGTCTATCCATCAAGTACCCATCATATCCGCGCTGCTCAAAGTACCTGGCTATCCCGTACTTGTTGTTCTCTATCAAAATGGGGTACCCGTAGAAGACCGCCGCCATAAGCACGTCTTCATAAAATATCGAAGCCAAAGGCGGACGGGAAGCGTACTCAAGAACAAACATGTTAGCAGGTACTTCCATATTGAACTTGTTGTACAGATGTAGCGCACCCTTGGATCCGCGCCCATCCACAGTAGCATCGAGATCGTAGCTATCCACCCCGCCACAACCAAGGTGAGGGTGAGGAGCGATTCTCTTCGTTCGGTCATGAGCCTTCTTGTTTCGGAGTTCTACTGGGGGCATCCAAGCTACCTTGAACCTCCCTTTGGGATCTGGTGTAAAGATAACTTCAGTATCCTCTACCCCACCTTTCCAAGTGAACTGCCCCGTAACTACGGGGTTTGGGAATAGGTTGTCGTTGTGCTCTACTTGCTCGTATATCTGACCGATATTAAACAGGCTCCCATCGATACTATCTCGGAAGGCTTCATCAGTGGTAAACGGGAACTGGCGAATGGTTTCGTTTAGCTCCGAAGCGTCGTGCTTAAGGCTCTCCCTTTCGTTCTTCAAGAACGTCTTGGCCCCCATATGAACGTACTCCCCATCGATGCCCTCTACGTGTTGCTCTGGGTCTTCTACTATAGCCCTCCCATAAACATCGAAGAAGCCCTCTAGGGATTCGTAAGCAGGGATAAACAGCCTGTAAAGACCCGACCTAGTCCTCCCATTCTTGTTCCTCTCCTGCGGGTCCGAGTCCCCCCATAAATCTTTGTACTCGCTCCCCCCTTTTGCCATGGGGTTTACGGTGCTTCCGACCATGGCCTTCCCCACGATTTTTCTTCCTACGATCAAACAGGTCCTCTGAATCCTCCAAGCCTCCCTTATGTCGGTGGGTTTTTCCCATTTCCCCGCTTCGTCTAGATACAGCAAGTGTAGTTTCTCTCCGTCGTAGGCGTTGTTCGTGGTGTTCTTCCAGTTGATGACCGTATTCAAGGCGTCCCCCACTGTAGCTGTCTTGTTGTTCTTCGTAATCTTTTTTGAAGGCTCACGGAAGGCTAGCTCCATACGGGGGTTGGTGGTGCCGTCTTGGATAGGCTTGAAGAAGAATGGGTACTTGCGGAACATAGTGACCACCTTCTTCATGAAGATATTCTCCTGTGCGTCTTTACCCGTCTTACTCTGTATCCCAAGCAGCTTGTCTTTTACTTGGGTAGCTTCGTCAACTATGACTGAGGAACATATGTTTGTATATCCTGATCTACGGCACTTGGTATATAACTGTCCAATACAACGAGGGTCCGCCTCACACGCAGCCAAATGTAAGAATATATCCCTTTGAAAATCAAGGTAGTAGGGGTGGCCGATGTCTAGCACCGACCACTGCAGCATCATGTAGTGACGCCCCGTGATGTATGTAGCGTCACCTCGGTTATAAAACCAAACGCCCTCACGCCTACGGCGAAATTCTTCTTCGATATATGGACGAAACTTTTCTCGAAACTCCCGAGGCATCTCCGCCCACTCATCCATAGAACGAATACGCGATATCTCTTTGGGTAGATCAGCTCTCCGCCAGTGCTGATCCTTGATGGGTAGATTCTGGTAGAGGATGTCTTTGACTTTAGGGGGCTTTGGAAGGACAATGAGAATGCCACCGATTTCGATGTGGTCACCATGCGTGCCGTTGGGACATATCGCCACTGCTTTCTCTTCATAGCCTTTGACATCAACTAAAACACTCATCTAAAAATCTGTACTGTCCCCTCTATACCTATGGCCCTGCCAGAATACGAGCTGGCTTTAATCACCCAAGCATACACGCCGTCAGGAACGTAGTGACCGCCGCCGTTATAACTTCCATCCCAACCGTATTCTGGGTCGTCGGTTTGAAAAACTACCCCACCCCACCTGTTGTATATGGTCATAGTCCAATCATTCCAACAGCTAGGGTCAGATTGCTGGGCATAGAAACTATCGTTCACCCCATCGTTGTTTGGGGTAAATACGTTAGGTACGAACACCACCATCTCTTCGCACTCGTCAACCCCTGGCTGGTCGTCACACGGGAGACCTGTATGGCAATCCAACCACAGCTCTTGCACTATGTACTCGTGTAGGGTGTCCAGCAGGTATACATAGGTGGTGTCATAAACGTAGTCTGTGGATAGTATGGTGTCAAGTATATACACATAGGTTGTGTCGTATATATAGTTATCCACCCAGGTTGTATCATATACATACTCAGTCTCGTAGATTGTATCTGTAAGATACTCAGTTAGATAGAGCGTGTCAGAGACGTATATATAGGTGGTGTCGTAGAAGTACCAATTGATAGGGATTGGTATTGTATCGTACTCTACCACGATGACAGTATCTGGGGGGAGCTCAATGTAAACGGTGTCTACGATAACCTCTGGGAGGGGGTCTCCGCAGGGGCCTACCACCACCCAGTTGTCCACCCAGTTTTCGTCGTCATATACTCCACTACCCGTAGAAGTGCCATCTCCGTTGATGCCTACCTCTGCCCAACCCCCGTCTTCGGCATACATAGTGGGACCATAACTTATCTGCCAAATCACGACTTGTACGCTGAGGTCTAAGCTCAACCAATAGTCTATCCCCCCTTCAAGGTTACAGTACAGTTGAGCTGCGAAAGGACCATCTACGCAATCGTTTTGATACGGGTTGTAAATGGGGAATGATATGGTGTCGCCAGTATAGTATGGGGGATCTATCAGCTCATCATAAAGGTTGGTCCAGTTATTAATGGACTCCATAGTCGTAGCCGAGTACAACCAACCAGGGTGACTAGAATCATCAGATATAGAGAATCCAGAGGGAAAGTCCCACCCCTGATTCATTGCATTGCAATCGCTATCTAAAGCTTGGAACCCAAACTGGATTTCAGATACCCCGTATGGACCTGCCGTCCCCCCGCAGTTCTCCGTGTTGTTGAATGCAATCGTTACACTACCCTCGATTAGGTCTACATCGAGTATCTCTAAGTCACACTGAGAGTATAGCGGACTAGAAACCCACAGCAGTATCAGTAATCCTGTACATATGCGCATGCCCTTATTTTGTCTAGTTCAATAAACATAGGGGTCTTATCCCCGACGTAGGCCCCTAAAACATTAAAGTCCAAGTGCTCCCTAGCATCATCCATAGACATCCCATCGCGCTTAACCAAGATGGTCATCATCTGGTTTACGTCGTAAACGGCTACTGGGTTGATGCCGCTAGTAATACCCACCAAAGCAGTATCAAACCCATCTGCTAGCAAGCATTCGTTTTCTTCTAAAGCGTCGAAGAGCCAATCTGTATCCATCACTTTTTACTGAATTTTTCTGCGAACCCCCCAGTGTAGTCTTTACCCTCAGAGACTTCGCCCCCCAAAGTAAGGTCCTTCATCATCTGCTCCAACTTCTGTCTTTCAACCAAAAGCTCTTTGCAGTCTACGGCTGTCTGCTTGATGGATTGCAACTCCGCTTTCCTAGCGCTCCCGTTTACTTCGGAGTCGACAGGCTTTTTAATCTCCTCGATCATATTGTCGATGGCGACTTCCATACTCCCCATCAACCGCTTCGCTGCATCCAGCGTAGTAAACTTCTTAGATGGCATAGAGCAAGTCCTCTACTCGGGTACGGAAGTAAACCTTATCGTTGGCTTTGAACTCGTAATCCCTGTTCTCTTTGAACCCGACGGTATCCCCCACAGACAACCCGAGCTCTGCAATCTGATCGCTCATAGCGGCCACCACCCCCGTAGTGCGAGGCTTCTTTTTGAACTCTACGACTTCGAACATAGCCTCTTCCACCTCGGCTTCAAACGACTCTTCTAGTACGCTCCACCCCTCTAGCGGGATGAGCTCGTCTGTGCCTTTCGGCTTGTAGGCATAGGCGTGGCTGTTCACAGCTACCTTCGGGTCGAAGCTTACCACATAGTGATCTTTGTAGTCTGCAAAAGGCATCCCCCCGTTTATAACTACGTTGTGGTGGAAGTATAACGTGTCCCCAGGTTTTACTGGGGTATCAAACTTCAAGGGGATGTGCTTCACCTCCCCTTCGTTTACTCTGTGCTCAAACTCGTTGAACTTGGTCTCGATCTTCAGCGTGGTATCGGCGAAGTCGATTTCGTCACGGAACTTTTTTGGGAGTTCCACAACGAAGTAGTACAGCATATTCATTAGTATCCGCTTGCTCTCACCATATCCGAACTAGGATTGGTGATCGGAATCAACCTTTCGTGAGGGGTGGGGAGGTGGTACGGTCCTATCATAGCACCGAACTCTGGATGTACATGATATGGCCCTATGTATTCCTCTCCGTTTAGCTTCCTAAACTCCCCACCAGCAGTGTATAGGTTTTCTTCCATAATTAAAAATTTAAATCGTATTCAAGTATACAGGGCATATCGTCGATGGCCTTCCATAGCACCTGTGCATCGTCTATATCTAGATACACTAAATATCGCATCTTCCCATAGCGATGCAAGTGGGCGTCGTCAAGCACTATGGCAGCTACCTTACCGCTACCAGCACGCATACCAACGTAGTAAGCCATGGCATCCTTCGGGTCTCTCCCAATCACAATCTTTCGTATCAACCCTCCCATCAGTTCAGAGATGGGTCAATATCGTTTAATTCATCGATAATAGGAAGGTACCAAGTCTCAGAATAGAACTCCTCATCCAAATCTATCGGAGCGCTGTAAGAGAAGTGCAAGAAATCTAGAGCCTCCATCAACAGCTCTTCGTCGTCTACGTTCATACTGTAGACAGCTTTCAGCACTGGCTCCCCCATCTCATCGCTATCGAGCATTCCCGTCAGCATGATGTTTACCACTTCATGCTCCATGTCGTACTTTTGAGTGATGGCCTCAAGCAAGACATGAAGCTTCTGAACTTCCATCAAGAACTTTTCTCTGTTATTCATGCCGCGAAGTACTGTAAGTAAAAAGAGGATGTTTCGGGACATGTCCCCTCTCCCTCAAAAATACGTAAAAAAGAACCACCTCAAGCGGCTGAGAGAGAACCTGTTATGGTGTCAGAAGCAACACGACTTGTATCAAACGGAGCTATACTTCCTTCTTTGGTGCTATGATTTAGAGTTTTGGACTTTAGACTTTGCATCTAAAGACTACGGTATGTACAAGGATAAGCTTGCCGACAGGATTGTATACCCTATGGTTAGAGAAGGTTATCTATACAAGCACTTCGAGAAGAAGACCTTGTCTGAATGTCGTGAGGACCACCTCTTTCGAGAAGAGACGAAGTACAACTACAGGGTGAGGTATGCTCTTTCGCAGAAAGGGCGGCTGATGGTACAGCGGTTTTACAACAGGCTGGAGTCTTAACTCAAGTCTGTGTACTTGATGGTAACGCGATTGCCGTCACGGAGCTGTTTGGCCACCAAAGGGTAGAGTCGGAAGTATGCACGGGTGGAGTGCCCTATAAACCCGTTCTTCTTTACTTGGTTGTTTTCTTGAGAGTCACCCACGAGGAGACAGCCCGACGTGTCTTCGTCAGTATTTCCACAATGAATGAGTATATCCGAGAACTCAGGGACGTCACGTACCCACAGCATTCCCAGATGTATATCAGTAAATCGTTTTTGATATCGATCATGAAAGCCACCAAACGTGCGTAGCGTGATGTCATACTCTCCTTCAGGGATTCTAGTCTCCCCTTTGATTTTTTGTTCTCTGAGCTCATCTTCTAAGGTGTAACATAAAAACTCACGATGGTCCCCTGTGATATCGAAAAGGAGGCCGTTGGTGCTGTCTTTCTCGCTGCTGAAGCGTACCACCTCGAGCTGCAAGCTTGGTTCTTTTAAGTTCATTGAATTTCTTTAGTCTGGGGTTGAAGTATCCTTTACTCCCCATAATTTACGGACAACTTCCTGGCTTACGACATGAAATGTCTACAGCTCTTTGCAAAGCACGCCTGGTTCCCGAAGCTACACGTGCCCTGCCACGAGGGGTCTTGACCTTGGGTTTTTTCTTTTTGTCCTTTTGCTCTTTCTTCTTCATTGTCCCTTCCCCTACCATCTGCGAAGATGGTAGAAACCTCGGGGAGGCAGGGGCTACGTTGCGACGCTTCTTTTTCCGTACAGGCTTTTTCGTCACAATCATCAGAGTGGTCCTTGTCCTGGGTATATCAAGCTTGCGAACTCTCCTTGCGCCGCAGACTTACCAAGAAGGCCAGCGGCGATCATGGCCAGCAAGCTCTTGGGGATGGCCTGTCGGTTCAATCGCTTTTGAAGTTCCATATCAGAAACCTCAGAGCCCCCTTCACCACGCATAGCTCGCTGCTCTTGTATGTCTCGCATCAAGTTGTAGCGAGTCATAGGGTTGATTTTCTTCACGTTTCTAGCAAACCTTGCTTTGTAGGGGTTGTAGAACTCACCCTCAGGATTGAACGCACTGCCTGGGCGCTGGTTTTCCCTGCGCTTTCTCTTCCTCGGGTCGTTGATAGTTCTCATCAGCTAGCTACGAAGACCTCTACGCTAACGGAGTTGGTCTTAGGGTCTACAATGATAGACTCTAGATCGTGCAATGCAGCGTCAGTAATCGGGGTGGCAGCATCGTCGTCACACGCGATGCCTTCATGCGGTACCCCCATCATGTAGCTCTGACCTGCAGCCAGCAAAATGCTGGTGCTCCCGTCAGCCGCCCCGTCTTCATCGTTAGATATCTGAAGGGAAAGCACGACTTCGTTACTAGAATCTAGGTTCGTTACTCGTATGTACTTGGTGTCTTCGAGATCGATGGCGTTGTCTGCAGTATGCACTGCCGTCTGGAATGTCGCTATGGTGGTATCGTTATTGGCTGGGCACGTCACCACACGGGTGTATGCCTGGGTGATACTTGAGATACTGAACGTATGCTCCCCACCGCGATTCTTCCCGTTCAGTTCTAGCTCTTCAGTCAGAGATACTGTTAGTGTTGCCATACTACAAATATAATATGATTACCCGCTGCAGGATTCGCAGTCCTCAGGTGAGTCGATGTTGCAAGAGATCTCCCCACTCTCGAGTTTCTCTTCGGTCTTCTTCACCCGCTCTGGGTTGAGGAAGCTGATGTCGTCTTCTTCTTTCATACCGTTCTGTATCCTGCTTTTCTTTTCTTTTTGATCTTGATCTTGCCTCCGTACTTGAAATCCTGAGTTCC